CGGTATGCTCTACGCAGACGGCTTTCAGCAGCCATCATTGCCTGACCGGCTACCATTTTTTGTTCGTCTGGAGTGAGACTTTGTCCTGCTGCACTTTTCTTCAATGCTTGAGCCATCTTGGGATCTTTGATGTCTACCGTTTTTTGGCTGCCTGATGGAGGAGGTGTAGTGGCAGTACTGGTACTGGGATTAGTACTAGATGAAGTAGGCGGAATTGGAACTTGTTCTTCCCGGATACGACTTGCTAATGCCTGTTCCATCATCACCAGTTTCAAATACGCAGGGTTGCGTTCACTGGTGTGGCGGCTGGGACTACGCTGATGTTCAGCAATGACTCCACGCACACGTTTCAGCATGGCCTGTGCTTCACGCACTGTGAGTCGGTTTACAGGCATTTTGGTACCGAAGTAACTTTCAAATACTTGGGCTACTTGGCGGCTCTTTTTTGGTGTGGCCAGTTCGGTTAATTTCATTTGGCAAATCCTCTTAGTTGTAGATATTTAGCCGAATTTAAACATTTTTCAAGTTCTTGATTCAGCAGGGTCAGATTCTCAATTTTGGGTGCAAGTTTGGTGCGCACCATTTCACGGAATTCGGGCCGGGTACTGTGTTCAGCTTGTCCACGGCGGCAATGAATGTCAGCAGTCAGCGTTTGTTTTTTGTTGTCTAATACACGGATGTTTTGTGCCAGTCGATATTGTTGCAGGTGATCTGCCACACACCATGACATGGCAGTTCGCTTGCTGCTGAATTGGCTCACAAGATCATCGCTGTGATACACTGCAAAGCCTGCAGACTCGGGTCGCAAATGGTAACGTCCAAACGCTACATAGCCACCGTGTTCATCATCCAAGATCAGTTCAGTATACACACGTTTGAGTTCACGCTCAGCAAAGCGTTCTAATTTTTGATCACGGGTCATAGGGTTTTGATGTAGTGGGCTGTGAGCCATCCAACCACAGCCAACAGTGTGCCAATGATGCCTATGCCCCAGGCAATCAGTTGGTCGTTGCGTTTTTCGCCCATTCGGCGCACAATATCATGCACTTCTGACACCATATGCTTGACCGCTGAGATTTCATTTTCCACTGTTTCTATCTTGAGTTCCAGCATGCGGTAACGTTCTGCACACAACTCAACGTGGGCTTCAAGGCTTTTCTTTTCAATATCCGTAGTATCAACCATGGTCAGGCTCCAATGGCGTATTTATGGCGCTGAACCAAATGTTTTGATTGGTACCTTGAGCATGCAAGGTAGCAGTGACTACTTCTGCTTCGTCTAGTCCTGTGACCATGGGTACACCTTCACAGTCCCCAACAAGTCCATCTAAATCATCACTGCCAAAGTTGCTGCCAAGCACACCTTCAGATTCAACATCAAACTCAAAATGCCAGCCGTCGGTGTGTTTTGTGGGTGGCACAACATTCATGGGCTGTGTTCGCAGGCTCATTATTTGCAACAAACTCTCCCAGTTGCGTTGCTGATTACGGCTGCGGTTCCATTGTTCGGGCGTGTGAATCACCAGGCCTGTTTTGGTGGTAAACGGCAATTGCTGTGGTCGGAGATGTCCTGTGACACCAGTAAAGGTACAATCAAAAAGGGTGCGGCACAAGACTTTCATTATGTGCATATTTAACGCCAAAAAGAAACCCTGGATTTTTTACGTCCAGGGTTGGCTTGGAACTAAACTGATTACAGGTTAGTGAATGTTGCGCTTGCAGCAACGTTGGCAGTTGGGATACCAATGTTCAAGCCGCCTGTGGCGTTGGCTGTTTGAGCAGCAGCAACCAACTGAGCAGTTGTGTAACCACCAGCTGGGTACAATGCCAGGTTGATAACACCAGCTGCGGCACCTGCTTGATAGAAAGCAATAGTACTGCCAGGAACTGTCAAGCCAGCACCTGATTGAACTGCTTGCAACACATTGTTCAAGTAACCGTTGACGTTACCAGCGTTGGTAAGTGCAGCGTTTGCTGTGAGTGTGAAGAATTGCAGTTGTGGACCAGACAACATCACTGGGCCTTGGGCCGCAACGTTTGCTGTTCCAGAGATACTACCGTTTGCAACGTCCAGTGCAAATACTGGTTGTGTAGTTCCATTTACTTTTGTAAATTGTGCCATGATAAATTTCCTTTAAAGTTAAGTGGTCTTGTTGGACCTGCTTTTATTTATACAATCGGCAAAAATTACCCCGGTTGAGGATTATTTCTAGCCTTGTTTCTGGCTGAAAAGTCAAATCTATTTACTGCTTTGCCGTAGCCTGCAGGGGTAGCAAACACCCAACCTTCGTTGCCTGGCACCTGTTGGTCTAACTTACCCAGTAGGTCTAGTTTGAGATCGTGCAATAGTTCAAACAACACAAAGGCTGCTTGTAATGCACCTCTGTTGGAAGTAGGGCTGTCCAGATACTGTTGTATATTGCTGTATTTTTGCGCAGTTTGTGTTTGTTGTAACCATGCGTCAAATCCAGGAACCAGGTCGCTGAAATTTCCTGTGTAGGCCCGGTCATTGGGATCAACACGGCGATTGATGTAGTCCACTGCCAGTTTGGCAAAATCAGTTATTTTCATTGCACGTAGTTCAGCAGGGTTAAACAACACATTGATTGCTGGCCCATGTGTTTTTAATACTTTTTTAATCATAGCAACATAAGGGTTTTCTGTTGCCACGGGCTTGGCATATATAGGTAGAATTAAAAACAGTCCAGGCACCTCGTTGAATTTCACACCTTTCAGCGGCTGTTTTTCTGCTCCAACATCTTCGTACATGGTGTGTATTGCCACACCAACTTCGCTGTTGAGGATTGACTGCCCCAGTGTGCTTTTTACAGGAATCCTATAGGTCACAGTGTTGGGCTTGAATACCAGCAGTCCAGCAGATTGGTAAACAACACCAGACACAATCTCTTGTTCTGTTGCTGGCAAAGGTTGATCAGTTTTGCCCCAGTACATCAAATCACCTTTGACATAGCCTCTGAAATTTTCTGGAGTGGCTTCTTCTAGCAACGGCCAAACTGTTTGATAGGTGGGCAACAAGGTGTCTACACGGTTTGCTAGATTGCCCTTGGCAGCAGCATTGGCATCACGCTGTGAGAGATTGTTGGCAATGGCTCTCGTACTGGTAAACAATCCATCGTAGCCCACCGCACCAAAGCCTGAATCATCTGTGAGCACAAACTCACCAGTCTCGGGCTTGCGTCCGAATACCACAGCAGGCTTGCCGTCCCACTTTACACTTGCTGTTTTTGAATCTTTGTTAAAAGCAGCCACAATGGCCAGGGCTTTGTTTACACCTGCTGTGCCTTCTCTAAACACATAGTCTTCCAGGTGTTCAATGCCCTTGGCTCTGCCACCCACACCCACTGCGGCTGCTTCGTAAATTTGATAGGGATTGGCTGCTTCACGTTCCACCAAGGGTTGCATGCCTTGGTTCACAATTCTATCGCGTAAGCGTGCCAGGAAATAAGTGTCAGCATCTTCGGTCACTGCATCAGGTTGTTGTAGACCTTCCTTGGTCAAGTACTCACGGAAATCTTTGATCTTGGCTTCTCGATCCTTGTCTCGGGCCAAAGCAGCAAATATGGTTTCTACAGTACTAAGATTGTCTCTTGTGGCTTTAGGCCCAAGAATCATCCGGGCTGCTTCATCAGGATCCATGGTCAACAATTGATTGCTGGTTCTACTGAACACACCATTGGCACCCAGTTTGAGTCCGTAGTGTTTGGCCAGGCTTGACATCAACACAGCACGGTTCATGCCTTTGTAGGCTGACCCTGCACCTTGATTGTAGTAGAATGTGCCCCAGTCCAAGTTGGGAAAGAACATGAAGTCAGTTTGCACGTAGCCCAGGTCGGGGCGTCCTTGAATGGGTGTGCGTAGGTGTACTTCCCCGCCCTTTTTGATCCATTCAGCAGGTGGCAGTTTGTGGCCCACAATCCATTGTGTTAGTTTGGCAGCCAATTGTTCTTTTGACACTTGGTTGGCATCCACAGCAAGATCCATGTCTCCTGACGTGGCGGCTTTGCCTGTTGATCCCAGCCAGTGTTCACGTGGAAATTCTATGCCAGTTAATTGTTCAAGCCAGGCCACAGTGGCAGGCACATCACTTTGATTGATACGACCTGTGAGTGGATTACCTTCTGCATCCTTGAACACATTGCCGCCTTCTAATAGTGTGCGTAGTGTTTTCATGGATTGGCCTTTTGTATTTCAGATTTGATAATCTTTATTAATTCGGCTTGCACAGCATCTGCAGGGGACAACAACATGTTGTTCAACGCAACATCCCCTCTGCGATCTATACTGACCACTGGGGCGGCAGCAGTGGGTGAACCTTGTATTTTCCTAATCAACTGAGCTATAATTGTTTGTTGTGGTGAGGTATTCAATGTGGTTCTGCCAATCTTTACACTGCCTGTGGTGCCCGGCCCTACCACAATAGGTGGCATTACTTGCATTCGACGTGTTTGTGAACTAGATGCAGGATTGAATTGTATCAAGGATCTCATATCGTATGTTGCTTTGGAAAGATCTTTCCATTGCTGAAATTGGCCTTCTGGCGTAGTTGGGGGGCTGTAGAAATTGAGTATGCCTCTAACAGCAGAATTTAATTTGGTCAACAATGTATTGGCTTCAGATCTAGATCGCTTGTCTACCATTTCAGGAAAATCCGTTAAATCATCTCCCAACTTGCCTTCAAGAAAATATTGAAAAACTCTAGCCATAAAACTGTTTGATATTGCTCGTCTGGTGGCTGGTGGCAATGCACCAGGGGCGGTCACACCAGCAGATTTCATTGCATTGCTCAGGGCCTGATTCCAGCCGGCCATTTCGTCTGCGGCCATTTGATTGATCAAGGGATCAGCGGCTGCGGCTGCTTTGGCTCGCATATCGCCGTAGGCACTGCCACTGTCTGCATCATTCGGCATACTCAATCCAGCCTGTTGTGCATTATAAGCGGCCAATTTAGCACCCAAGGCACCAATCGCAGCACCTGGATTGATGGCTTCTTGCGTGAGTTTTTTAGCAGTGATTTCAAAGATCTGCATGGGTTCTCCTGACGCTCCGTGAGAATTTGCTGGTGTCTCTTTGACGTATTGCATTCAGCAGTTTGCGCTGAAGATTTTCTGCTTTGTCAGGCGAGAATTCAGCATCAATTTGTTCCAGCAAACGAATGGCTGTTTCAATTAAGTTGCTGGCACGAGTTTCTATGATGGCTCTGCGATCACGTTCTATGTACAAACTGTCCAGTTCTTCTAATATGCTTCTAGTTTTCTTTTGCATGTGCTCAAGGGCCTTTGGATTATTTAGCGGAAATGCAGTTGCAATAAATATCTAATACAAGGAAACAGTATGACTAGCCAGATCAACCCCGCTGATATCGACGGTAATTATCCCATTGCAGGTGTAAGCAACAACACTCAGGGCATGCGTGATAATTTCACCAATACCCGAACAAATTTTCAATATGCTTCAGATGAAATCACCGACCTGCAGAACAAGGCTGTGCTCAAAGCAGCATTAACAGGTACTACGCTGGACAATAATCTTGGCAACAACGTGGTGTACAATGCTCTGGTCAAAGGCATTTCGGGCACAGTTGTGCCCATTGCCAACACTTCGGGCACAATTACAATAGATTGCAGTGCTGGGCCCTATCAAAGCATCAACATGGCTGGCAACATTGCGTTGAGTTTTACCGCAAACACTTGGCCTACCGCTGGCACACTGGGCATGATACGCACTCAAGTCACTGTAGATCAGGTGGGTCGCACTCTTACTTTGCCTGGTACAGTCGGCAACGGCATTGTTGGCATTCAAGGATATGCCAACAACGTAATCACATTTGCCAACACCGGCACTTATGAATTTGGCTTTTCAACAACCAATGCCGGCAATGCCATCACAATATTTGACTTGAATCGTCCGCTGAGTTATTATACTAATCCAGTAATTATTGCTAACACTGCGGTCAGTACCAATGCAGGTTCGGGTGCATTAATAGTTGCTGGAGGAGTTGGAATTGCAGGAAATTTGTAGTTACTGGACAAACGTTTACTGGTAATGTTTCTGCAGGCAATTTTCTTTCTAGCGGGTTAGTATCAGCCACATCAAATGTGATAGGTGGTAATATTTCTACTGCAGGCCTAGTAACTGCTACAGGTAACATAACTGGTAGTAACTTAAATGCCGCTGGGTTGAGTTTAAGTGGTAATGTGCTTTCTGCAATCAATATGACTGCAAATATTACCACAACTGGAGGTAACCTACAGGCTGGTAATTTGTTAACTGGCGGAATAGCCAGTGCTACGGGTAATATCACTGGTGGGAATCTGCGTACAACCGGTCAGGTATCTGCAACTGGCAACATCACTGGTGGTAATTTGAATGCCGCTGGCATGAGTTTGAGTAGCAACATTGTATCAGCACTGAATGTCACATCAAATATTTCCGGTGGTAATGTAACAACACCTGGATTAATTTCAGCCACAGGCAATGTCACAGGCGGCAACTTGATTACCTCAGCTGCAATATCAGCTACTTCGGTTAGTACTAGTGGCAACGTCACAGGCGGTAATTTAAACGCTGCAGGACAAATATCTGCAACCGGTAACATTACAGGAAATTATTTTCTAGGCAACGGCAGCCAATTAACTGGGATCAGCAGTTTGACCACTATCAGTGCAGGCACCACAAACATGACTGTAAATGGATCAGGTGGTAATATATCAGCAACCATTGGCGGGACTTCGAACGTTGCTGTTTTTGCATCAACTGGGATAAATGTACTTGGAACAGTTTCTGCATCAGGCAATATCACAGGTAGCAACATCAACACTGGTGCTCAAGTGGTAGCCACAGGCAATGTCACAGGTGGCAACATCAACACTGGTGCTCAAATGGTAGCCACAGGCAATATCACAGGTGGTAATTTAACCACAGGCGCTCAAGTTGTAGCAACAGGCAATGTCACAGGTGGAAACTTGAGAACTGCTGGTCAATTGTTGGCAGCCAGTGCTACAGCTATTACCGCAGGTGGGTCACAATCTTTGGGTCTTGAATTTTCTACCACTGCAGATTTTGGTATTTTCTTTGGATCCGGTGCACCTACTATATCTGCTGCCCAAGGCTCACTGTATTTGCGCAGTGATGGGTCGACCACAAACGATCGCATGTACGTCAACACTAATGGCGCAACCACCTGGACCGCAGTGACCACTGCGGCTTAACCAGTTTTGATCTTGCCCAGCAGTTGTTTTAGTTTGGCACTTTGAACGTCTGCGGTGATTTTTGGTGCTGAGTCCGCACCTTCCCATGGAGCAGAGTTTGATTCATCTCCAGCCGGGCTAACTTGGCTGCGGGCTTTGATTGAGTCCATGATTGACGCAGATGGTTTCTTTGAATACCCATCTCCATCTTCTCCACCTTCATCAGTAATGCGCATGGTTTCAATGTTGTACTCCAAATCAATTTTTTGACCAACGCCGGTCGAGCTTCGAGATTTCATACACTGTATCTGATACTTGCCACGCTCTTTCATGGCGCGACTTGTAAAGATACCAAACACATTGTCCGCTGTGTTGATTTTAGATATACCACCTGATATATGACTGTGGTCAAACTCAATTTCTTCCACTGCCGATCGATTCAACTGACTTGCAGTCACCATCAGGATGCCCAGTTCCTTGGCCAAGTTGCGCAGTTCTTCACTCACATACTTGTCTTTCACAAACAAGTCATTGGGACTAACCTTTGCACTTACCGGCATCAACAAGTCTAAATAGTCAATCATCACAAAGTCCACACGCTTGCCTGTTTGTATTTGATATTCTTTCAAATACGCACGTATGTCATTGATGTTGCTTTGTGCTGGCAAGCCTTTGACTTGATAGTTGCCTGACTTTTTTGCCACCAGTTTGACCTTGAGTTCTGTGGTATCAATGTCCCGGCGAATATCTTTGGTACTCATGTTTGTGAGCATGGCATCTGTTCGCAAACTTGTGAGTTCTTCACTCAGTTCCAGTGTGATGTACACACCACTGAGTCCTTGTTGCAACCAGTTCAATGCAATGTTCATCATGACCAGGGATTTGCCTGAACCTGATCCACCAGCAAAGATGTTGAGTTCGCCACGACTGAATCCACCATACAACAATCTATCCAGTTGTGGCCAACCAGTGCTGACTTGTCCACCTGAATTGAAATACTTGTTGATACGAGCCGCTGGGTCTGCAAAGTAATCTGTACCCATGTCCCTGGTCAAACTTATTTGCACTGCGTCCTTGATCAGTTTTTCCACAGGCTCAAAGTCACCTTTTTCCAGCATGTCTGCGGCTTTTAAAATAGCACGTTCAAGTTCTTGACGCTTGGTAAACTGTTCAAACTCAATCATGAACCAGTCAAAGTGTCCTTCGTTTAGATCAGGTACTGCTTGCAGTCGGATGCCCGTGGTGGCAGCAATCTGTGTACGGTCCGGCAGTGTCTTGTGCTTGTCTGAATGTTCTTTTATGAACTCGGCCGCGGCTCTCAGACTTTTGTCAAAGTTCTGCGGGTTGTAGATGTTCTGCACACGCACATAGCTCTGTGCGTCTTCCAACATCATTTCTAAAAATAAACGTTGAACGTCAGTGCTGTAATCTTTTAACACAACTCATCCTTTAATAAAATTCTGCTACTTTTAAAACTTGTTTCCAATTGGTATTCCTTCGTCGATCAATTTTTTTTAAATCAATCAACCATCTGTTGTTTGTTACCTTTTTTGTGGAGATTAGATGATTTACAATTCCATTTAATTCTTTGTAGTCTTTGAGGTATTCAATTGCAGCATTTTTAGCATTGACATTTAATACCATGGGGTCAAAATTATAAGCTATTTGCAAAGAAACATCAGCACCAGCAAAATATTGCTTGACCCAATCTAATACATTTCTTATTTCAAATATATTATAACACCCAACAGTGATTGTAAATCCAAACTTTACATTTGCTGGTAACGTATTTTTTAACCGGAGTAAGTTGTCAACAGTTGATTGCCAGTTAGCTGGATATCGAATATATTCAAAAGAAGTTTCAGTTGCGTCAATGCTGAAACATAACAATACTCGTTGAGCTTTTTTCCATAACTCTATTGTCTTATCTGTTGGATACTGTGTGCCATTTGTATTATAACTTAAATTTACGTTGTTTAATGCATTGATATCATTTAATTTTTCCAAAACTATTTGGTGATCATTATTTAACAATGGCTCACCACCATTGAAGTGTATTCTTTTGAGTTTTGAAAAATCAACAGTATCCAATGATTTTTTAGATTTATTAAATTTTTTACCAATTTGTTCCAACTTAGTTGAAGACATGTTTAACTCTTTAGCCCATGTACTACTATTATGAGGGCCACACATAATGCAGGCAAGATTACATGCCCAGGTGCTGTGGTAGGTGAGATTTTCCAATTCCACAGTGGTGTCTGGCAACTGATTTGCTGAAATATTGATTCTTCTGCTGTTTTGCCCTAATTGCTCATCATACCAACAACGATGACATTCATCTGGTTTTTCTCCTAAATCAAATTTATTTCTTAGCACTGCAAGAGAATGGTTGTTGGCGAAGTCAAATGTTTCTAAAGGTTCAATGACTGAGGTGGCTTGGCAACAAGGCGCAACTCTGATATGTGTATCGTTGAATCGTTCTATAAATATTCCTCGATATATGTCAACACACCAATTATTGTAATTTTTTAACAAAGTCTTTCCTTAATATACTTCATGCACTCATTTGCAAACAATGTATGTACATTATCATCATCAACATGAAAAAATGGTCTTGATTTATTGCCGTGGTACCATAAATTTATCGCCAATTCATTTGTTTGATGTGCTACTAATAAGTTTTCTATGTAATTACTGTTTATCAACGTTATATAATCTTGTTTGTGTTCAAATCCACCTAGACTGTAGCAAAAGGGAATATTGTTGTGTTTCAAATACATTAAACAAAAAGAAATATAAAAATAGTTTTTGAGCTTTTCAATATTGGCCGACGCGGCCAACAGTTGCCATTGATTTATCATGTCTAGTTGCTTTTTGTCAATTTCATAATTGTTTGTAGTATAACGTTTTTTTTGATAATCTGCAATTTCTTCAATTGAAAAATCTCGAGGAAATACTGATTTGTCCTTATCTAGTTCATACCGGCCATGAGTAGTAAAACTTAAAATTACAAACTGTGGTTGTGCCTTGATCCCTTGCAATAGTTGCAACAAGATCATAGCATTGCTACAACCGCCATATGCTAGATTGCATACTTCTAGTTGTGCCGACTGCGCTGACATTTTTTCAGTCCAGTGTAGTCCAGGATAGTCTGGATCGGTAACGCAATAACTGTCTCCGCAGATCAATACCTTCATGCTAAAAATCTCTTGATCAATTGTTTTTTCTTTAACTCAATTTTAATCTTGCTGGTCTCTCTTGATTGCATTATAGTTAGCAAGGCACCTAATCGGCCCAACTTTATCACAGCATCGTTAACGTCTTTGCAGCCCGCAGGCCATTCTGGTATGCTCACTGCCCAGCCCAGTTCCAACGCTCGATCAATTAATTCAACACCTGTCTTGTCTTGATCTGGCACCACAGTTATCTGTTTGTCTAAACTGCGTATCAGTCTGACTTGTGCATCACTAACAGTATTATGCATCACTGCCACACCACCTATGCTGAGTGCATCAAAGATGCCTTCTGTCACAATCACATGCTGCCAATCTGCTGGCTGCAAGTCTATGCCAAACACATAACCTGGTTGACTGTCACTGATAAACTTAGGCTGCCGGTCATCTAAAAATCTACAAGTGTATCCCACAATCTTGTTGTCGTAGGTGAATGGTATGACCACATGTAATCTAGTCCAGTGGATGCCGTCGTTTTGTATCTGCACCATGACCGGAAAGTCTTCTGGTACATGTCTACCACGCACATACTCCCAATATGTTTCATGCTCGGGTGTCAACAGTTCGGCAAACGGTGGCAAGTCTCGTTCTTCAAATGACACACCACTCAAGGTATTCCACATCTGTTGTCGATCTTGTATTATGCCATGTATGCTTCGATGCCGCAGACTTTCCAGATTCAGCATCTCTATTTCTACGTCTGGAACATTCATCCAGCCCAGGAGTTTTCGAGCCTTGTAACTTACACTACGGCCTAACATAAAACTGGCTGTGTAACTGCAATTGAAACAGTGATAACTCCAGCCTGCTTCTGTTGCTTTGAGTCCGCCACGTCCTCTTCGATCCTGTGTGCTACCATTGTGCTGACAGCATACTGCATTGAAACTCAACCAACCACTAGGTGTTTGTTTCTTTTTTGCAGGCAGGTAAGCAAGGATATCAAGCATCTGTTGATTGTAACAGATTTGTCACGCAAATGCAATGCTTAACGATAAAAAATATTAGTAACGTAGCCGGTTGTGATTAACACTGTGACAGCCTGTGCTTCGGTGCCACCAAAGTTCAAGGGCAAGTAACCAGATCCGCCATTTGTCACAGTGATGGCACCAATTCCGCTGGGTCCTGTGAATGGTGCAGCAATGGCTGTGGCGCCAGCACCGTTGCCCAAGATTTGAACATAAGGTGCTGCCATGTATCCCATGCCTGCATTGTTTACTGCAATACCTGTGACCACTCCATCTACTACTGTGGCAGTTGCACTGGCACCATAGCCTTGACTGTTGTTGATGGCCAGGCGCAACAGCGGATGGAATCCTACCACATTGATGTAAAAGGTTCCAGACTCGTCAAAGTACTCGCGGCTTTCTGTGACATCTACCCAGACAGATTCATAATCTTGTGCTGCTTGTACTTTGAGTGTACCGGTGTAATGATCTAAATCATACTTGACGGTGGTCAAACTGGCGCCTGTGGTGTCGATATGGCTTGAGTAGTATTCTGTGAGATAATTGCGTGACAGTGGCTGTGGGTTCAATGCCCAGTCTGGGTAGGAACTTGGTCCGGGTTGTGGCCATGAATTCTTGCCGTTTATTGTGGGTATGGTCACTGGTTGACTGGCCATGAACTGTGGTAGCACTGAATCCACAATGTTGCAGTCGGCTCGTGCGCCAGCATTGTCGTCTGTGAATGCGGCTTGCACATAGTTTCCTTGTGTGCGCTCAATGCTGTAACTGCCAGGCTGTGCCAGGATGTTGATGGTGTCTGCTGTGTCCAGCACAACTTTTACTCGACCCAAACTGGCACTGAGCACAGTCATGTCTTTTTCGATCAGCAATGCATCACCAGTTTGGTTCAGCAGTCTAAAGCGAAATGTACTGCCTGTGATGTTCACAGGTTTTTGGTCTTGGTTAATGAATTCAAACAACAAAACGTTGTCTACACCTTTGTTGACAGTTAAAGTTTTTGCGTACACTGGGTCGTACCTCGCAGTAAAGTATCCACCACTGGTGTCAATCAAAAGTACCCGAATGATTTGTTGATAT